CAAGCCTCTGCCATCGTTAGTGATTTCTAAAGCATCAGTAAAACTAATCGCTGCATCAGCAGAACCCGAAGCTGCTACACGGAATTTGTGTGTACCATTAGCACCTAATATATAACTTGCTGCTTCATCAGTTACTAAATAAGAACCAGTACCATCATCTTTTAAGTTATTTGAAAGAGTAACAGTACCACCAGAATCTTGATACCAAGCAGCTCTTGTACTAAGTTGCATAGCTACAGTAGATGACCACCAATCAGTTTCTGGAACAACTCCAATACCTACATTCTCTCTTGAGTCAATAGTAATAGCAGTAGCATTACCACCATCTGTAATACTAGGTAGTCTTGCAGCTACATCTGTTGTTGTTGCAATCGTAGCTGTAGCATCTGGAAGTGTTATCGTTCTATCCGTACTCGTATTCGGAGCAGTAACTGTCAGAATACCTGTTCCTGAAGCGTGTCCTTGAATTTTTACTTTAGCCATCTATATCTCCTATACGATTACCCAAGTGCTACCAGTTGGTACTGTAACTGAATAACCGCTTGAAATTGTTATTGGTGAGGCTGATATTGCGTTATTACCACTTGTAATACTGTAGTCAGCATCAATAGTATGTTCGTGTTCGTATAAGCCTTTGGTTGTTGTGTTTGCATCTGTGTCTAGGGTTGCCCAAGAAGCAGCCGAAGCATTGGTTGTTAAATATTTACCAGCGTGTCCAGTCTGTGAAGGTAGTGCATCTACTGTAGACCAAGCATTGTCACCTCTAAGATAAGTAGAACTTGATGCTGTACCTGTAGCACTCATCATTGCTATGTCTACTGCACCTGCTGCAATTACTGTAGCACCATCAGCAGTAGATGTAACATCACCACTATGATTAGGGTGTACATAATTGTTAGAACTAGCAGCTATACCATCTAGTTTAGTACCATCTGTAGCTACATCTCTACCATCAAAGGTTGAGTTAGTCGTAATTGCTCCTGTCATAGCACCACCAGCTTTAGGTAAAGCGTTAGTAGCTAATGTTCCTTGAGCAGCAGTAGCATAGTCAGAGGCAGCAAAGGCTTTAACTTCGGCTAGATTTGTAACTTCAGAGTCCATCAAAGCACCAGCAGCAGTTACATTGGTTGCATCTGTCACATCCGCAGAAGTTTCTATTCCATCTAATTTAGTTTGGTCAGCAGTTAGGAATGTACCAGTAGTTGCCTTGACTGCTGCAATGCCAGCTAATTCGCTGTCCATCAATGCACCTGCTGCTGCTACATTGGTAGCATCAGTTACATCTGCACCATCTTCTACATTAGCAAATGTCAATACTTGTGTTTTAGTTAATTCTTCAATAACTCCATCAGCACCAGATACTCTGCCTAGTATTCGTTCATCAGCAGAAACATTCTGTATCTTTGCGTAGGTAACTTGGTCATCTACCAGTAAATTAGCAATGGTTACTTTCTTGGAAGTACCACCATCATTAATGAGTAATTCTTCTGCTCCATCTGTTGTGGTTAATGCTGATAATTCCGATACTTTAGTTGTTGCCATTGATTACTCCGTAATAATATAGTTAGGCGTTGCTGTGGTAGAAGCCTGTGTAATAATAAAATAACCACCTTGTTCTATTTCTATTTCAATTCCAGCAGTTTCAGTAGGGTCAAAATCTCTCAGCCATTGCTTTCTATTATTCAGCATAGCCAGAGTTTTAAGTTTCTTCCAATACATTAGAGTCTAAACCTCATCTTCCTTATACCGATTCTTTGTCTATCTGCTAAAGACCTAAGTTCATCTTTTATCTCTTCAATAATAGGAGTGTACTTTCTGATAACTGTGTCATCTTTCTTTTTAAAGATCTTGCCAGATGGCGTACCCACATACGAGCCACCTTTAACTCCAGAACGAGAATCGCTTGGAGTTTTTGTATTCTTTTTTTCAAATTCATAAGTTGTAGCCTCTGTTTTACCTTTTTCGTTGTGTGATTTAAGTTTGCTACCATTATAGGTAGGTGCTTTACCTTCTGATCCGACTTCTTCTAGTTCTTCACCAGAATCCATAAGAGAATCAAGCATTTCCATAATAGAGTCTAGTTCGCTTTCTGGTTCTGGTTCATTAGAAAATTTAAGAGCGTTTTGTTCCATAAACTCTTCTATTGATGGACTATCTTCGCTATCCTCATTATAGTATTGAGCATAGGTTTCTTTTAACATCATTGACCAGATTTCTATAATCTTGGCTTTAAAGCGATCTATCTCTAAAAGGCTTGTTGAATCTGATTCAGTTGTGTCTTTAAATATGTCCACTAAATTTATCCTTATATTTGCCGTGCTTATCGGTTTCGCTTGTGCGTTTGCGTTCTCTCATATTCCAGAGAGTATCTTGATTGCCAAAATGAGGTCGATTTTGATTGATTGACATTATTACATCACCCATTGAGCCACACTCTGGACACTCTTTCTTTCTATTTCTATCTGACATAGAACACATCTCTTCAAAGACATGACCATGTTTACATTCATAATCATAAAAAGGCATAGATTTACCTATGCGGACTACCTTTTACAGACTTCCTTTTTCTTTTAAGTCTATTCATTTCTTTATCTGAAATAGCACCTTTTACTCCTGTTGTCATTTTACCAACTGTCGCATTATAAAGTCTTGACATTTCTTTATCTGAAATAGCACCTTTGTTTCTTTTCATAATTACTCCTAATTAATTCAGAATAACCCCCTCATAAGCGAAGGGGTTACGATTAACTAACTACTGATTAAGTTCCTGGAACTACAAACGCAACAGCAGCATCATTACGAAGTTCTGCAACTCCATAAATAGTATCTGAAGTGAAAAGATCACCTAAATACTCTTGCTTATATTGTGTTTGTGAACGGACACCAACCTGCTCTGCTAGAACTAAAGCATCTTTGTGCTGAAGCACTCCGACTCTATCTGTTGCAGTTGCACCAGTAGTAGTAGTAGGACAGTTTGATGAGATATGAACATCACAACCATAAATCATACCAATTTTGCCAGTTTTAATAGCATCGCCAGAACCGATATACTGTTGTTCAGTAAACCTGTTAAGACCTAGCATATCGTTAGCAACAATTGGTGGGATAACAAATGAACGATTGTCCATTGGTACATCTGCATTATCTAATTTAAGAATCAACGCTCTGATTCCAGCATCCGTGATGTCTGCTGCATTAGAAGAGTTACCAGTATATAGCGTAGTACCAGTTGAACCGATATACGCTGTTTCCCAAGCGGCTGCATTAGAGCCACCTACTGTTCCACCTTGTAATGCTTCCCACAAAGTAACTAAGTCAGTATCGACTTGCTTTGCAAGAGCATAACCAGCATCGTCAGTATAGAACTTCCTCATACTTGCGAGTGCTTGTACTTCTGCAATATCCTCGATTAACTTAGAATACTCATAGTGTTTATTAATAGATACATTTATGACACTATTTGTAGCTGCCGATAATGTAACCTGTGTGTTTGCTGCTTTAGCACTTGCACTTCCTCTCGCAGGAACTGGAATGTGAATAGTATCACCTTTCTTTCCTTTGTGAGATAGCTTAGTAACTAGATTAGCAACCACTAAGTTCGACTTGTATGCACCTATAACTTCATCCGACCACAATTCGGGGATGAAGTTACCAGCAATAGTAGTCGTGACTTGGTTTGTTCCTAAAGCCATTTTACTTCTCCTTTATAGTATTATTATTTAACCCTACCCTCCGCATATGCTGAATGAATTTCATCAGCTAATGAGGCATAACGGCTAGGATCTGTTATCTGAAGGTTGATTAAATCAGCCCTCCGATAAACCTTCTTCCCACCTACAGAATCTCCTGATGACCTGCTTTCAGAACTTGTTTGTTTCATCGCTTTCTCTACTTTAGACTTTTCTTCAGCTACTGCTTCTTGCGTTGCACTCGACATTCTTGTTTGTGAGTACCAATCAAAAAGTTCTATTGCTAAATCTGATCTATATTCAGAATCTGCTTTACGAAACATTTCAGTTCTTGTTGCACTATCACCAATAAATTTTTGGAAATTAGAATCTTTAACGGTTTCTTGCCAATCTGGATAAGCCTTATCTAAAGACTCTAGATTATGCTTCTGCACATTTCCCATTCTTTCTTCCCTGGCCTTTATAACATCTGGGTGGTTTTCTATGGCTTTATTCACAGCGTTAACTGGATCGTCAAAGAAGTTATCCTCCTGTGCTACAGGTTCTTCTGGTGGAGCAGTATCTGTTGCTTTATTTTGTGCATCAAGTAAAGTTTTGATTAACTGGTCTTTTTCTCTTACCGCAGCTCTATGCTGCCCCAGTTCATCACTTTGCTTATTCATTAAATTTTCAGCTTCTTGCTGCATTTTAATAACCTCTGCCATCGATTTACCCGCATACTTTTCAGAAATGTTGGGTTCAGATTGTTGAGTTTCCTCCGTCTGTACCTCTTGTGTTACTTCCTGTGTTTCTGTTATTGGCTCACCTGTTAGAGGTGCTTCATCTACTACTATACTTTCACTCATTGTGTTCTCCGCCCTCTTCAGGGTTGTGAAGTTTGATTATGTTGGCTTTCCGTCTTGGAGTTCTTCCAACGCTAGGTTTGTCGCATTTTCTAAACTTAAAATAAAGTTTATCACCCGCAACTGACCTTTGATTTCCCAAAGGTCTTTTTCAGATTTAATATTATCTAAATTGACAATATTTTTCTCTAAATTCTTTAAATCTTCCAATAAATCTAACCAACCATCTGTTCCTGTCATAGAAATCCTATCTTCTAGGAACTGTACATCAGTTTTTGCCATTATTGAACCGTATTATTAATTTGTCTTTTACTTCCTGCTTCCCTAGCCTTGGCCAGGTTTAATATTGTTTCAGATTTAAGATGTTCAACCTCTGGAATGTTTCTAGCAGTTTCAGAACGCATATTTTCAATATCTGCTATGCCCTTCTCAATTGCTACTGAATCTTTCTGAAGTTTAAGTATCTTTTCTTGTATATCAATCTCATTTGGCTGTCCATTCATAGCTTCTGACTGCCATTTAATTGCTTTAGCTTTTTCTTCCTCTGCTTCAGCAAGAGTTTTCTGTACATTTGCTTGAAGTTGTTGCATCTCAAGCTGCATACCCATCTGTTGCATTTCTTCTTCTTGTGGATTAGGCTCTTCACCTTGCATTAGGGCATTAACAATCTGATCTCTATTATGAATAGAAGAGTTTTGGAATAATGCTAGTAAGATTACATCAAAAGCAGGTGAGTCTTGAGGTATGGTTTGTAGCATCTGCACCATCTGTGTCATTTCTAACTCTTTTGCCATAATTCCCATAGTCGAATAAGGCACAAACTTGTAATCACTC